TTGTGAAATTGCACCATTAGAGAAATTGGTATCAATAATTTCACTATTTGAAATGATAACATCTTCAAGTGTCAAGCCATCAATCTGAACGTTTGTCAGAATTGTACCATTGGCGACACCACCTTCGATGGTAGGACGATTAATTAGTGAATCATCAATCTGTGAATTAGTTAATATTACATTATTGCCAGTACCGTTATTGAACTGTGAATTTTCAATAACCATATTATTGGCTGATGTATTAGAAATAGTACTGTTATCAATAGTAGAATTGACTAAGGTGACATTATTACCTGATACCGTTTCCATGGTACCATCGTTAAATGACGAATTTTCTATTTCAAGATTATCACCAGTTGAATCTGTAAGCGCACCATTATCAAATGTAGAATTAGTAATACCTGTTCTATCAATTGTAGAATTGCGCATCACCACATTGTTTGCAGTGCTGTTGATTATAGCTGAATCATCAATAGTGCCACGCTTAAATAGCGATCTATCAATTTCACCAGCAATAAAATCAGAAGTATTGATTACAACATCATTAAGGGTAGAATTAGACATAACCACGTTGGCGATTGTACCGCCCGTGATTGTAATGCGCGAGAATATCTCGTATTGGATAGCCTCAACGAGTTCTTTTCTGGTGATATTTTTTGTACCATCATCACCTTGTACTAGATTTACAATTACAAAAAGATCTTCAGTTCTAGTATTGGCTCCGGTAATTGGATCTAATTCTGAAATCTTTGACATATATGTCTACCTTTTTTCTTATTATTTATAGAATCGCTTTTCAAGAATTATTTATCACAACCACAAGAACATGTTTTATTTTCTAATTTTTCAATTTTAGCATTTAATTCTTTAATTGCTTCTACTAGCATAGGAACAATATTTCCATAAGCTACATGTTTATAACCGTCTTCGGTTTCAGTAATAACCTGAGGCAAAATTTCCTCAAGTTCCTGAGCAATGAAACCAATTTTCTCTTCTTGTTCTCCTATTTTATTATAGGAGACGCCTCTCATTTGAGTAACTTTATTTAATGAATCTGAAAGATTCTGAACATTTTCCTTGACACGAATATCTGATAATGATATAAGGTCACCACCAGCCGTTACATCTCCAGATGCAACAAGATTAACACAATTCAAATTACCTGTAAATGATCCATCACCAGTCTCGCCATATAATGCTATGGTAACATTATCACTAGAGTCTAAAAGTTCTATTCGACCATCATTTTGAACCTGAAGTCCGTTACTTGCGCTACCATCAGAATTTACAACCATGTCAAGACCAGCGGTAATGATACCTTCGACTGTCATGGATGCTTTACCAACATCGGTACCTAAACCATTGGTTTGCTGGAACATTTGAATTGAAGGTATAGTAGCATTTCCTAACAGATCATTCTTTAAAATAAAATCAATACGACGATCTGTAGATCTTTCCTCACCATGAATGTACATCATTACATGGCCGTTATTTTCAAAATATGTCTGACCGTTTCTTGCACCCGCACCCGACATGTGGTCAAAACGAATTCTAGTATCGGCATCGCTTTGGTGAGAAACTTGTCTAGGAACTACAATGTCTAAGCCCGTGCCATCGTACGATTGACCAGCAGAAATTGTAATCTGATTATTTGCATCAGGCCCAGTAAAGACGATATTATCACCAGCTTTAAACGCATCGTGTGCAATTTCCGCCACTGAGCCACTTGCACCCAATGTGGTATTACCAGTTACTATAAGATCTTTTAAGGTGACAACACCTTCTGGATTTATATTAAGGGGCTCAACTTGAGCATTTTTAATTACAAAATCAGCATCATTATTGTTATTAATTCCTACATCCCAGGAAAAAATATTATTGGTAAATCGTACCTGGCCACCACTAGCACCATATGCAAATACAGCTGTAATTTTAGAGCCAGGTTCAAATGTTGATAATGTACTAAATGTTATATCAGATAATGTATTTGCGGACTGAATAATATCTGCTTGAAGAGATCCACCAGTCACGGGATCTATAATTACATTTGTTGCTGTAAAATCACCAACAAGTGTAGCATCTCCGGTTGTACTATCTCCCGTACCAGAAGCAGTCACTACCTCGGCTTTAATGAGATCTACAATATCATTAGTCTTATCAAACCAATTTTGGAAAGTTTGAGCTGTAGTAATATTTGTGAAACCAGGTTTTGACATTTTTCTATTTCTTTTCCATAGCGTCGATTCGTTCGCAGATTTTAATGACTGTCCGTTTTATTTCAAGTATATCACTTTCGATCTTGCTTACTCGTCGGTGATATTGCCTTTCCATTTTATATTTATTCAATGCTTCCTTATCAGTATTTAAAACCGCGGCATTATTGTTAGGATCTCTTTGTAATCTAATCATGTCAATGCAATCCCTCTGTAATCGCGTAGCATTGGTGCACGATTGATTGATTCTGACAACATATCTATTCTTACAGCAAATCTTCTATAACCAGCAAAAGTTCCTCCTTCACTAGTATATTGGATTACACCATCAGCATCCTTGGCTGAATCTGGTACTCTATATTTGAATTCTCTATAATCATTAATATTTGTTACAGAACAGAATTGATTTACACCTTTATAAAGTTCAAGTTCAATCCAATCCAAATTATCAAACCCATCACTATCATATACATTCTGTGGTCGGATATAACATTTAATATCAGTTCCTTGTGGGCGATAACCAGTTATAATTAATTCAAAGTCCTCTGCATCAAAATCCTCGGCAAGTTCAATTTTCTTGGAGATATATTTTGAAGTAGTGTTTGCCGTATTTGTGACTTTCCACTGATATGCAATTAATTTAGATATTTCAATGTCAATGAACGGAGATGTCGTTGATTGAGCTGAATTTGTCATATCAATAACAAAGTCAAATGATTTTGCATCAGTCAAATCATTCGATTTACTATATACCACAGCACCTTTGGATCCAAAATAACCGTTTGAATTAAAGTTCATAGACTGATTATAAGGAACAGTTGGTGCGCTTGGATCTGTAAAATTACCAGACAATGTAGTCACTGTCAAATCATCATTGGTTCTATAGATAAACGGTTGAACATAACTAATTTCAATGTCATCAATAGATGCGGTATTTGCAGAACCACCAGATTCCAAACCATAGAGTTCTTCACCGCTGCGGAAAATTGAACCAGTTCTAGCACTACTTTGTTCGATGAACATTGACTCTGGATTTCGTCTATTATAATGTGATAGTTTACCTGTAACAACTGGCAAACCACTACCGGCATTGACATCAAACGAGGAAGCTTTGTTTAGCCTCATCGAGGTACCACTTTCAACTGTCGTGATTTTAAATAGATCTTTTGTTCCAGCTCTATCGGAAATGTAAATATAATCATCAGCAATATATGTTGAATCAAAACCAATACCAGTTACAACATTATTCCCCGCCTCAATACTTACTGTATTACTTGTAGAGGCATTTAATGGAGCATATTGGTATATGGGCTCACCTAATTTAAATAGGCCAGTAATATCATTAACAGTAAAGAATTCATGATCATTATTTGTAAGTGTTATTGATCCACTAGAGAAATTAAAATCATGCCGCTTCAATGAGAATTTTACATCCTCATCTTGATATGCGGTCCACGCACGATTATTGGTTGATGTAAAGAGAACACCATCACCCCAGTCTTGTACAATAGCCTGACCTTGTGTATCACCTGGCGTTAAATCTATACCCCCAACCTTCGATGTAAATACAAGATAGTCAGGATCATTTCCGTCGGGCATTACCACAAAGGCATATTCCCTTTCCGTCTCTAGTCGTACTGGTGCGTCAAATGTAAATGTTGTGGGAACAGATGCATCATCTGAAACATTAATTTGAGAAGGCGTATAGTGCTTTCTAGAGAATGGAATAATTTTATCTGAGGGATAACCATTATCCACCTCTGTAAGATAAACTGTCAAGCCATTTGTATCACTTTTACGTTTTAGATACAAATCAAGTTCTGACGCAAGAATTGTTTCAGAACCTTCACCCATACCTTCTCTAACATAGAATGTTTGAGCAAGAGGGTCGTGCCTTCTTGTGAATGTAACAGATCTTGGTACTACTCTTTGATCTACTGTGGTTTCTGGTTCTCTTGTTTCAAGCGTTGTCTTTTCGATTGAGAAATTATATGCTCTATATGTGAGTGCGGCTTTAGATGTAGCACCAGAATCAATGGATGCCCATTGGTCAACATCAGCAATTTCTAATACTCTATCTCCAACAAAGAATGTTTCTGCTGGAACCTTAAATACAGCTCTAAGAATACCATTTGAATCTGTTGAAACACCAGTGCCAGTAACATTATATGTACCATATGTTTCCACCTCATTTGCATTTTCTGCATCGAGTGTCCCAGGTGCAACGTGAGCCTGAACATCCTCTTGGTCAAAGAAGAAATAATGAGGAGTATCTGGTCTCAAGCCACCTACCCATACCTTAATTTCTCTCTCAGCAATGAAAGGATTAAATTCAATATTTGTTACAAAATCTCCAACTTGTCTTGTATTAGACCCTACATTAAGACTTTGTACAGTATCGTCAAAAGTTTGAGTAATAGTTCTTCCTTGGACGGTTTGACCAGTGAACTGGGTATCAACGACAATATCAGTAAGTGGAATAAATTCTTGAAGAGCCTCTGTATATTCCTCAAACATACTAGCAATGTCAATATTAAATGCTTCAGGATTCTGAGTCATATCATATGCGACATCATACTCAGGAGACAAAGCTCCAATGCCTTTATAGTTATAGAAGTTACTTACGGCATTTCTAAATTCTGTTGCATATGGCTGATTGATAAATGTTACGTTTTGGTTTCTACTCAAAGTACCAACTGCGGGATTTGCAGATGGGAATAGAGATGCATTTGTTGATTCCTTGTATTTCAGATCCAATGGGAACTGTTTTACACTCGGCATCAGTATTCTTTGACTGTGTGGAATAGCAGCATTAAATGTTGGATCATCCAAATTTGCAAATGCAAAGTTATTGAATGGATCTACAACAAATCCATTTTTAAATCTATTTAAGCCATTCTCATCAAGTATTGAAAGATTCTGAGTTTCAGATTCAAGTTGACTCAAGGAAATATAATAAATTAAATTGTCAACCTTGGTTTCAAGAGCACGGATATCCTTCATGGTATATCCTTTGTGCTGCATTCTACGAACCTTAATACCGTATTCTTTTTTATTCTTTTCTAGAGCTTCATTTGCTGTAATTGCAGGAACACCAGGAATTGTAATTTCACTTAAAGTTAAACGGTCTCTTGAAGTAATTTCTGGTCTTGGTTTATCATTTGGTGTGCCTTTTAGCAATTTAAATTTACCATATGAATCTACGGTAAGTGTATCAACCCTTCCTAAATAGTGTTCAACATCCAACGAGGCTGATGCATTTCTAGCAGGAACTGTGGGTATGCCATTTGTTATAAATATAGGATCCTTTGATCCCACTGTTGCAAGGATTGTTGGTGCAGTATTTGGATCCGTATTATTATAATCAGCCAGAGCATCAGCATCTACATGAGGTCTGAAGTCTAAACATTCTCTCAGATTATATTTTCTTCCTGTTGATGAGACATAGATAGGAATATCGTTAATAATATTTGATTGATCTGAAATATTATTGATTTCATTAGCGGTTGGTTGTGGATAACTGTTAATTGAGAAATAGAATAAATTACCACCAGTAGTATTAATTTCAAATACTCTAATCTGAGCTGTCAATACTCCATTTTCTGGTCTAGGTCTACCTCTAATCCATTCAACATATGACAGATCATAATAATGATCTTTTTGGTTTGTAACTAGTTTAAAGCTATCAGTATAATCGTTTCCGTTTGCGTCAACAATACTAATAATATCAAACACATCAGGAAATCCTAGACTCCATCTGTTATTTTGTGTGTCAACAGCAAAGTTAAATTTAACGTAAGGCTCTCTTATAATTTTACTATATGGTTGACCTAATGCACCTGTTTTATTAATATTATAATATACACTGCAGCTAGATCCAATTACGTTTTGCGCTGGATCTAATTGAATCACAAGTTGTGTATTATTATTTGCATTTGTTACAGAATCAACAGTCAATCTTTCACCGGTAGTTTCAATGACGACTACCTCATCATTATCAACATTAAAGTTTTCTTGTGAGTCACTTACGTTAATAAGAATTTGGTGTTGTGCATCAACTGTTCCCAATTCATATTGGCGAACTGGAATTGCGTTCGGCGTAATCCCTTTCATACTAAACGTACCTTGTTCAAAAATCAAGGCTTGTTTATCTGTTTCTCTCATTACTGCACCAGAAATATCGGTGTTTGCTACACCAACATATCCTGTAGGAACATCAATTTTTGCAACATCATTAAAATTATTACTACCAGACAACCTGATACCAGTCAAATGAACCTTATCTGGTGTCATGTTCAGAACATATGCCTCACCAAGTTTCACGTCCGTTTTTGATTTTAAATCAACCGCTGAAAAGTCCAAAGGAATATAACCACTGTAATCTGTAATTGGCAAATACATTCCATAATTAAATGAACACGTTTCATTTTCAATTGTTTGCGTTTCAGTAATTGGTTCAATATCAAATACTTGTTCTGTTAGTGCTTCAATTCTATGGCCTTTTACGTATGCCGTACCTGGGCCCACTGACAATTTAAGATCACCGTTACGTCGTACGACATTTACATCAAAGTTACTAACTACATAGTTTCCTGATTCCTCAAATGTTCTTTTTGCCATTGCGTCGCCGAGAACATTATATTCAGCAACGTCTCTAACCGTGACTGCATTACCGTTTTTATATCTAATTAAGGAGAAGAAACTAGCATCTGCTTCGGCAGTTGCCGATTCAAGAGCAACAAGAGTAGGAACTAATTTTAGACGGTCTGCGCCTGGAGCATTAAAATTGTTTGAGCCGTTTGCATTATCGTAAAGACTTTCGTCCTCAAATGCGTTTACAGTTGATTCCTCAATCTGATATCCAACATTAACTCCATCTGGAGAATTGGTATATTTGCTAACAACTAATGTCTGCGCATCCGCAAAAAGAAAATGGCCTTTTTGGAATACAATCCCAGCCTCTGAGCGAATACCGAATGAACTACCGACCGCGGCACTTGGTGCCACTCTGATCTGAGCAATATTACTTTGAGTAAAATAAGGATTGACTTCACCTGGTTCTAGTTCTCCCACCTTAAACTTTTTAAGCGAAAGTGTTAGAACTTCATTTTCCTGGAATTGTTCTGATGTAGATGCAGTATCCGTTTTGCCCACATAGCCAATAAAGAAAGTATTTGTAGCATTTACGTTGCTCAAATAGCCATTAGATGCCGAAATGACTTGAGCTTTTAGCTTTGTAATATTACTTTCTAATTCATAAACATAATCAACTTCAATATCCTGCCCGTTGACAGTTTCAATTACTCTTTTTGAAATATATGATTCTGGCGTAAATGGAGTAACATCATCAGTAATTGTATCAAATAGTTTTACATATTTTAAACCATTAATATTAGTGAAGTTACAGCCTCTTATAATGCTGCCTTCTTTATAGACATTATCTCCAAACTGTTCCACTTGGTTTTGCAGAACCGATTGAAGCTGAGTAAGTTCTCTTGCTTGCACCGCATATCCTGGTTTAAACAATACTCTATAATATTGTTTACTGACGTCATAGTCGTCAAAATATGGAGCAGTACTTAAATTTGTATTAATTGGCATCTACTTATTCCTTAAAATTCCATCACGAATTTAAATTCTTCTCTCGAGTTTACGGTTCTTTCCAGTGGGAAGAAATCTTCCATAAAATATACCTTTCCAGTTCTCTGAGCATATGGTGATTCTGTTACATTGTCCTCTACAGGAGTATTTATTCTAATTATTTGGCCATTGCTCTTTCTTAAATCCAGTGTAGGATTAAACGGACTATTTGATCCAGAATATGGTGGTCTTGGTCCATTATATATTGCAATGTATGCTGTATTGGATTGAAGATCTAATTCATATACAGTTCCCTGGAATACAATATTGTTACCACCACTGTATTGATATACAATTTCATTTTTTTCAAGTCCACCAATATCATCAGTTACAACTGCTATGGTATTATCAAAAATTTCTGGGCTGTTATTAACACTATACAAATCTGTATTTAATTGCCCACCCATTCCACTATGAGCAGTACAATAATAGTGAAGTGTCGGAGCACCTTCTTCTAAAGCAATTTCAACATAAGCTCCGGCGTTACCTGGTGTCCCAACGGTTGTGACCCCAGTAGTATATTCTGTGCCACCGCCAAACGATCCATTTGGTGTAGTTGAAAATCTAAGTGGATGTGTAGAATTTGACGAATCAGATTGATCAAATCTATATGTTCTACCTTCGACAAGTTCTAAGGTTGGGCTCAACTCACCATCTAAATAATATTTATTACCCGTTCCATAGTTATTTTCACCTGACGCAACTGTTACTGTGTACGTTGTTGTTGTCCCTGCATCCGGGTCAATAAATACTGGATTCTTAACAATGCCGACCTTTGAATATACATTATTAATTCGTATTAAATTATTTTGAGCAGCCGTAATGTATGAATAAAATAGAAAATGCCTACAGTATAATTCATCAAGCAAATTTGTATTATGGCCATCAGGGGGTGAAAGAACAACTCTAATTTCAGCTCTTACATCCGTTGTATTTGTACTGTCAGGATCAAAATCATAGATAGGATCTATAACTGTTGCCTCGGCATTATTATAACCAGAACCTACTGATAACATATCTACATTTGTAAGTGTTCCATCCACAAATGTTGGCAAAGCAGCTGCACCAGTTCCATCTCCATCAATTTTTATTCTTGGAAAAATTTGGCAGGTCGCATTACTTCCTAGACCATCAGATCTAGGTCTACCCTGAACTGTAAATCTTCCTGTATTTGTATTATCATCGTACGTATATGCCAAAATTGTGTACAATTCAGCAACACCTGGACCGACAGCATATAATGTTTGTCCAACATAATAACCTACTGTCTTACTAAATGGATATAATTCACTAAACGTAACTCTAATATTACCTTGTAGTGCACCAGTTGAGCTATCTGTAGGTTGACCAAAGAACGAACCTTGTGCAACACGATAACCAGCATTTGAAATTTCATTTTCTACTGTGATGGTTGTAATTTCAGAGCCACCTGTATTTGCTACTGGATCTGAATCAAAAGTCCCCACAATTGGAATATAGCCTAGAGCATTATATGCATCAAATTGAATTCTTGATAAGGCGTACATAAATTTCCATACATAGCCGTCTGCTGTTCTATAAATCTGATCTGAAATTGATGCATCATATTGAGGCGCACTTTTAGATTCAGCACCATCGTTATTATCCAAACACTTATAAACTCTATAGTCACCAGTATTGTGATTTGTAGGTCCTACGACGGCATAAAAATTAGAATTTTCTAAATCAATATTATCGTCATACTGGTCGTAAACTGAATCCCTTTGCCAAGGATAATACTTAATCATAAATTTTACATCATCATTACGAATCTTTTTTCCAAAAATAACATTTTCTAAAAAATTATTTTTTGATCTGATTGAATTTTCAGCTGATTCCTGTTCCATCTCAGATACAAAAAGATAATATTCGTTAGACACAATATCATCTACGAACAGCCTAGTCGTATCAGTTTTAAAATTGGTTGTCAAAATTTCTGCCATGAGATTCCCACTGTGCTAAATATTCTTTTATTTTCTATTTATAACCTAACCCCTACGTCTAATTCTGGGTCTAGGATATTTTAATTTTGCGCCGGATCTATAACCAGCCGTTTTATATGGGTACGCTGCACCTGTTTCTTTTCTTTGATTAATCCAAAATAAAATTCTATTTTCACCAGATGCCAGGTTGTAATTATCTGTTGGATCCCAATTTACGCCACCAGAATCATCTCGTGCCATTTCATTATTTAAACCATTATCAATTATCCATTGATTAATATCTGCCTGTGTAAAATTAGGATTATTTTCAAGCAAACAGCCTATCATACCAGTAACTTGTGGGGCAGCCATACTTGTACCTTGATACTTTGCCTGGACGAAATTGCTATCTCTAGGATCATTTACAGACGAGATATAATCACCTGTATTTAATGAACTTTGAATTGCTGTCCCAGCTGAATAAACATCAACGGCACTTCCGTAGTTACTAAAGCTAGCCTTTTGAAGATTAGCTGAAGTACTCAACGCACCAACGACTGTAGTTGGCTCAACATATTGTCCTGAAAAAGCACCTCTTGCGGTATAATCAGATAAACTAAAAAAGCCGCCGAAAAGATATGTAATTTCATTATTCCAATCCTGATCTGTTGGAACTGCAATAAAGTTATTATCATTACCTGCCGCAAATACAATAATAATTCCATCATCAATGGCATCCTCAATATCTGCCTGAATTGAATTACTGTAATTCTGTATATAGAAATAATTAATCGAACCGGCTGTTTGTATATCAATATCTCTGTCAATTAATTCCTGATTTGTTAATGTCCTACCTGGGGCAAAAGTACTTCCTCTATATGTAATTGATGTTGGGAATGGATAATTTCCTACACCATCATCTCGGAAAAGTATTGCCGATCCATAGCTGTTATTTGAAACAGTAGGATTTCTTCTTCCTGTTACTGGATTAATTGGCTTATTATTATGCCAAGCTCTGACATAATCCCATAATGTAGCAGAACTAAAACCTTGAGTACCCCAGTTAGGATTTGTTCCATAAGGGCTTATGCAATAGATGTTTGCATCACGAGCCCAACCTTGGGTATTTCCAGCAACTGTTCCTGCACAGTGTGCTCCGTGATTATTGTCATCTGTTCGGTCTGGTATGCCATCACCATTATTATCTGCATAACTAGGATCTACATAAGGTGTATAGGTATATGTTCCGGTGCCGTATCCCACATCGTTTTGAAACCAGTTATATTGAACAACACGAGTACCACCAGTTCCGTCTGCATTAACAGCATATTCTGGGTGAGCTGGGTCCATATGACCATCGACAATAAGAACATCTACGTTTTTACCAGATGCCGTCACAGTAACGGTATCTGTAATTGAAAATGATGAGCCACCGCTTCCCCAGTCATTTACGACAGTATTGGTATTATCTGTATGCTGTAACAAACCCCAATTTATATCTGTGGTACCGGGCGATCCTCCCTTATCAAAATTACCTGATACAATTTCATAACCCAAAGGAGTAGGAGGAAAGTCCAGGAATTTTTGTAGCAAATCCACACCTCTTACTCTAGGATCTGCTTTTACTCTCTCAACCTCATCAAACGTTAGCATATAATGTGTATTTCTACTTATAGGCCTTCTCGAAGCCAATTCAACTGCGCGGTTTGGAATATACAAATTACCACCTTCGGTTTCCATGTCCTCATAGAAACCTTCAAGATCCTCACGGTTGTGAAGACTGATAATCCATTCGAGAGGTGTTTCTCTATCCATTTATTATGCCTCTATTTGTAATAGAGTTAATGTTACATTAATTGTAGCAGTAGCACCAGTTTTATTGGTTACTCTGAGATAAATTTCATTTACTGGTGTTGATTCGTTATTGAAGCCAATTGCTGCAGGAGTAAATTTAACAGTTTCATTTCCAGTTGTAATAACTTCAGCAATTACGCCAGCATCTGGCAATGGATCCTGTAATTCAGTTCTGGAAGCATCAGCGGTTCTAGAAGCCTGGTCACTGTAAACTCTTACCCATGCCGCAAAATCTGTTTGAATAGTAAGTAATGCATAACCTTTAGGACCTACAATAGTTGGTGTTACTGTAGCACCAGCAGCCATGTTTGTGAGTGTTGTGGAAATATCTTGTCTGGTTTGAAGGCCATTTCCGCCAGTAGCCGTAATTGTAAGAGTATCAGTTGCTGGAGTGGTAGATATAATAATACCTTCGCCGTTTGCAACATTCAATGTATCAAGAACACCATCAGCAACAAGAGAAGCCTGACCAGAAACGGCTACAGTGCTAAACGAGTTTGACGTACCACCGCCACCGCCGCCACCTGTTTGAGCAGAAAATGTAAGAGTATCACTGGTAGCATTACTAGTAATAGTCATATTAGAACCAGCAATCAATGTAAGAGTATCACTGGTATTATCAGCAACAATGTCGGTTTGACCGGCAACAACAATTCTGCTAAATGTATTTGAGGTTCCACCGCCTCCGCCACCGCCGCCGATATTGCCGATTAGATCATTTACGTTTCCTGTATATGCAACTCTGGCAAGATTATCTGTATATGCCGCAACGGGATCCAGCGTATTTGCATTATCCGTTAATAGCTTTCGCCAACCGTCAGAACCGTGTGAATAATATACGGCACCTTCTGATTGTACATATGCGATACAACCTTGATATAATGTTGAATTTGGCAGTTCGTCGAGATCTGCATACCAAAATGAAACCTTATTAGGTTCGCCGCCTACATCTATGTGTCCTTGTGCATTGATGATTGCCGTAAGATCCGTCCCATCACCAATGGAGTTATATATTTCATTGACATTATCATTTAGTTTGTCCATCGCAACACGCAATGGATCACCTGTACCATCATTTGGCACTGTACCAATGTCTACTAATTGCTTTGCCATGTTGTCTCCTACAACTATTAGAATTATTTATAC